ACTAAAGGAAAAACAAATGGCGGAATGGGAAGAACAGTTCAGGCAAGGATTTGGCATGTCCGGATACAGCAAAGGAGGCGAAGTGAAATACGATTACATGAAAGACGTAGTACCACCACTGGACGGTTATCAGGCTGGCGGAATAGGAAAGCTCATAATCAAGAAGGCCCCGCAGGTCATCAGCAAGCTTCGTGAATGGGCACCGCAGATTACGGGACAGGTTGTAAAACCTAAGAAGCTCTCGAAGCCGTGGGCCGTGTTCGACAAGCATGGAAACCCTGTAAAGGATTTCAGGTTAAAGAAGGAAGCGGACGCATGGTGGAAAAAAGCAAGGGAGGAATCCCCTGAGACAGAATACTATGAAGACGTAATTCAGTATAATATAGGCAAGATAAAACCGCCACCAGTCAAGCCAATTAAACCAAAACCAACGGACGCACCGGCGATGTTCTACCGCTCGCGTGAGGAGATCATACAGGGTCCACCCATAATGACGGGTGCGCAATGGATGCAGTTCCTGAAGGCACGCGGCATTAGGGACGCCGAAATGATGGACACGTCACTAGGACCTTGGCTGAACGTGAACCTGAAGAATCAGGTTTCAAAGAACGACCTCGTTGCCAAGTTTGACAGCATCGTTCCGGATTTTGACGTGCAGGTTATGGGAAAGGATTTCAGTGAGGGAATGTCAATTGCGGAAGGACTGAAGAACGTTGACTCAACGGTCTTCTCACCTGAGTCGTCAAAGATCATTCGTTTCCTGCAGGCGCAGACAAAAAACATCAGCGATGACAAGTCGGCAAGGGAGGTCATGACAGGACTGGACAACCTTTTTGATGGTGCCTACGGAATAAAGAACGTGACGACGGGGGGAATTCCGGCGAACAACGTTTCCGTTCCGTACGAAATAAAGCAGGTCATGACGAACGTGCTTGGTGCGGCAAGAAGAAGAGGAGTTGGAATGGAGGGCTCAGCATTTGTTGGTTCCCCTTCCCATTCAAGTTCACAGGTGCTAGGAAGCACGTCAGGAAAGAATTACCGCGAGTTTCTTTTCAACTGGAAACCAAAGGGACCACGCGTAAATGAACCGAAATACGACTACCAGCATTCCTTTAGTGGTGCAAAGGGAGATAACGCCTTCATGCACGTACGAGTAACTGACCGCGTGGATGAGTACGGAAACAAGCTTATCTTTGTGGAGGAAATTCAGTCCGACATGCACCAGCCAATTTCAGCCGCCATTAGGGCAGCGGAAAAGAAAGGAAAGAAAATTCCAAAGAAAGGGCGTTACGCCCCAAGATTGGATGTGGATGTTCCTGTTGACAGCAAGGCGAACCTGGAGCAGATGGCGAACATACAGCGGCAGATTGAGCGTCTTCTGGAGACCAATCCTAACTCACCAAAACTGGCAAAGCTCTACGAGCAGAAGGACATGATAAGAAACATTGAAACACCCAAGATCGCGAAGGGCGATCACAGCGGAATTCCAGAGGGTCCGTTTAAGAATTCACAGGATTACATGGAATTCGCAATTAAGTATTTGCTTCGCGTGGCAAAAGATGGTAATTATGACGGCGTGGCTTTTTCGACACCGGCGATTAAAAACCTAAGGATGACTCCTGGATCAACGGATTATCAAGGGAACATAATCGCGTATGGAAACATACTGAAGAATGCGCTGCAGAAAGCCAAGTCAAAAAGTGGGGCGGATTTGGTTGAAACGAGCATTGGCGCGAAAGTTGACCGATCAGGTCGTGGATATAGTGAGGATGTAATGTCATACTTTAGTTCACCGGCCTTGATGCTGAAAGGAAACACAAAGGCGCTGGAGAAAATATCAAAGGGCCTTCCGGCTTACAAGGAAGGGGGACTGACAAAAACCGTTCCACCGGAAAAAGGACCTTTACCGTACGGCATTTTTAATGATGTCGTGCCACCACTATAGGGGAGATAGATGGCAAAGAATCCAAATAATAATATTGACAAGGCTTTAGAGGCATTGCACGGAGCGTTGGACATTGAAGGCGTGGGCGCCGAAATTCAATTGCCGGAGCAAGTCGTAGATTTTGAATCAGACGTAGAATTAACGGAAACACCGGACGGTGGGGCGGAGGTCAATTTTGATCCCAACAAGCCCATCGACCAATCACAAATTCCATTCGATGCAAACCTGGCGGAATACATCGATGAAAGCAAATCCCGCAAGTTCGCTATAGATCTTGTAGGATCATTCGAAGCGGATAGGGAGTCAAGGAAGGACTGGGAAGATACCTATGTCAAAGGCCTTGACATGCTGGGATTCAAGTATGAAAACCGCACCCAACCGTTCGAAGGTGCATCAGGGGTCGTACATCCCTTATTGGCTGAATCTGTAACGCAGTTTCAAGCCCAAGCTTATAAGGAACTTCTCCCCCCAAGCGGCCCCGTACGCACTCAAATAATAGGCGCTATCACACCTGAAGTTCAGGATCAGGCAGACCGTGTAAAGGACTACATGAACTACCAGATTACGACGGTGATGAAGGAATACGATCCGGAAATGGATCAGCTGTTATTTTATCTACCATTGTCAGGTTCGGCGTTCAAGAAAGTTTATTTCTGCCCAATCATGAAACGCGCAGTGGCGAAGTTTATTACCGGCGAGGATTGCGTTGTCAATTATATGTCAACGGACCTGGAAACGGCTGAAAGAATTACGCATGTCGTGCGAATGACGAACAATGACGTTCGAAAGCTGCAGGTACAGGGATTTTACCTTGATGTTGAACTTCCAAGCGGCGATGTAAACATTTCAGAAGTACAGGAAAAGGTTGATGAGCTCGAAGGGGTTCAAAAGGAATACGCCAACGATGATGATGAACACGAAATTTTAGAAATGCATGTGAACGCCGATGTTCCAGGATTCGAGGATCCAAAGGGAATTAAGCTTCCATACATTGTTACCATTGACAAGTACTCTTCCACCATTTTATCCATTCGAAGAAACTGGAAAAAGGAAGACGCTTTTTATCACAAGATTCAATATTTTGTACATTTTAAGTTCCTCCCAGGCCTAGGGTTTTACGGCTTTGGTCTAATACACATGCTTGGAGGATTATCGCGAACAGCAACAAGTGTTTTGCGGCAGTTAATTGATGCTGGCACACTCGCGAATCTTCCGGCAGGTTTCAAGGCACGTGGCATGCGCATACGCGACCATGACGAGCCATTGCAACCAGGTGAGTTCAGGGACGTTGATGTAACAGGAAATTCCATTCGAGAATCATTGTTGCCATTACCCTTCAAGGAACCTTCACAGACATTATTTGCGTTGCTTGGATTCGCGGTTGACGCAGGAAAATCTTTCGCGGCGATCGCTGACATGAAAATGGGCGAGGGAAACGAACAGAATCCAGTTGGAACGACATTGGCGTTGCTCGAAAGAGGAACAAAAGTCATGAGCGCAATTCATAAAAGACTGCACTACGGACAGCGTGAGGAGTTTTCATTATTGGCAAAAGTCTTCCAGCTATATCTTCCACCGGAATATCCATATGCGGTTGTAGGTGGGAATAAAATGATCAAGCAACAGGATTTTGATGACCGTGTTGACATTCTTCCTATTTCCGATCCCAATATTTTTTCTATGGCACAACGAATTACTTTGGCCCAACAACAGTTACAACTGGCACAATCTAATCCCCAAATGCATAACTTGCGTGAAGCATACAGAAGAATGTATCAGGCGATGGGTGTGGATAACGTGGATGCGATTTTAAAACCAGATCCAGACTTACCAATACCAACAGGTCCAGCAACCGAAAATGGAATGGTGATGAAGGGACAGGCACCAAAAGCGTTTCCAATGCAGGATCACCAAGCTCATATTCAAGGACACTCTGAATTTATGTTTACACGCATGGTCCAGATTAATCCCCAAATATTCTCCATGTTGCAAGCGCATATTTCAGAGCACATTGCGCTGATGGCAGGGGAACAAATGAATCAAAAATATCAACAACAGGCCCAACAATTGCAGCAACAAATGCAACAGGCGCAGAAGAATCCACAAATGATGCA